AAGAAACCAATCACTAGCAGAAGCAAAGAATTATAAATAATGGCACAACAACTTAAAATAGACATTGTAGCAAAAGATAAGTCGAAACAGGCTTTAACTGGTGTAAGAGGTGGTTTAGATAAAGTTAAAAGTTCTGTATTTAATCTTCAAAATGCTTTTATTGGTTTAGGTGCTGGACTTGCTATTAGATCATTAGTTAATACAGGAAAACAAATTGAAGGATTACAAGTTAGATTAAAATTCTTATTTGGTAGTGCTAAAGAAGGTGCAAAAGCATTTGACGAGATGGCAAAGTTTGCTAGTAAAGTTCCTTTCTCACTAGAAGAAATACAAGCTGGTTCAGGAGTTCTTGCAGTAGTTTCTGATGACGCAAAAGAACTTGCACACCTTATGAAAATTACTGGTAATGTTGCAGCAGTAACAGGACTAGATTTTAAAACTACAGCAGAGCAGATTCAAAGATCAATGAGTGCTGGTATTAGTGCTGCTGATCTATTTAGAGATAGAGGTGTTAAATCTATGTTAGGATTTAAAGCTGGTGCAGTTGTATCAATAGAAGAAACTGTTGCTGCATTTGATAGAGTCTTTGGAGAAGGTGGTCAATTTGATGGTGCAACAAATGCACTTGCTAAAACTTTAGAAGGTACTTTATCAATGATAGGAGATAAAGTTTTTAACTTTAAAAGAGTTTTATTAGATGCTGGATTTTTTGAACAACTTAAAAGTGAATTTGGAAGTTTAAATAAATCATTAGAAGAAAATTCTGCAACAATGGATAAGATTGCTATAACTATTGGAACTGTTTTGGGTATGGCAGTTGAAAAATTAGCTGATGGATTTAGATTAATAGGAAAATTTTCATCAGAAATAGGTACAGCATTAAAAGTATTAGTATCATTAAAAATTGGTTTTATGTTTATAAGATGGGCTAGAGCATTAGTGCCTATTGTTGCTTCTTTAAGAGCAATAGTTTCTTTAAGTGGTGTTGGGTTACTTACAGTAGCAGCATCAGTCGCAGCTTCTATTGCAACATTTAAACTTCTAGGAGATGAACTTGATAAAATTGAAGAAAAAATTAATGCAAACAATGAAGCATTTAAACAATCAAAATTTGAAATGCCAACTATGAGAGATATAGCTGGAGAAGTAAAAGAAATTGAAAAAACAAAATCTTTAATGGAAGAAATAACATCACAAATTAAAAAACAAAATGATGCTTTTAAAATTCAAGATGAAATAGTTAAAATGATAAAAGGTGGTGTATCTAGTGTTTCAAAAAGTATTGCTGAATCTATCGTATTAGGTAAAGAACTAACTGCTTCATTTAAAGCATTAGCACAACAAATATTAGTAAATATTATTTCTAAAACTCTTGAAAGAATTATATTACTTGGAATAGAAAAATTATTATTAGGAGAGATTGTAAATAAAGAAGCAGAAAAAGATAATCTAATTAGAAAACAAAACACCAACCTAAAAAGACAAATCATGCTTAATGCTATGACAGGGGGTGGTGGTAGTTTTTTAAGTGGTTTATTTGGTAGAGCATCTGGTGGTTCAGTTCAAAAAGGACAACCATACATGGTAGGAGAAAATGGTGCTGAAATGTTTGTACCAAATCAATCAGGACAAATTACTCAATCAGCTAGAGGTGGTTCTGGTGGTGGAAGTACAACAGTTAATTTTAACATCAATACAGTAGATGCTAGAGGATTTGATGAACTACTAACTCAAAGTAGAGGAACAATAACTCAATTAATTAATCAAGCTGTTAATGAGAGAGGTGGAAAAAGTATTATATAATGTCTGGTGCTTTCCCTATATCAACTGCAAAATTTGGAACTTTAGGAATAAAGTCTATTCAAAATACAATTATATCTAAATCAGTATCAGGTAAAAGATTAGTTAGACAAATAGATAATCAAAGATTTGCTTTTACAGTTCAAATTATTACAGGAACAAGATCAAGCACTTATGGAGAGTTGATGGCTTTTATAATGAAACAAAGAGGTCAAAAAGAAACCTTTACAATCATACCACCAGAAATAGAAGATGCTAGAGGAAACGAGTCTGGTTCAGTATTAATAGATGGAATTCACGCAGTTGGAGATACTACAATATTAATGAATGGTTTTGGTGCAGATGGTGCTGGAAGATTTAAAGCTGGAGATTTCTTAAAGTTTGCTTCTCATTCTAAAATTTATATGGTTGTAGCAGATGTAACCAGTTCAAGTAATGCAGCAACAGTTACAATAGAACCACCTTTACTTGTAGCACTAGCAAATGATTCAGCAGTTGTTTATGACAATGTTCCTTTCACAGTAGCTTTAACAACTGACGTTCAAGAATTTGGAGTATCAGGTGCAGATAAAGATGGAAATTTATATTATGAATACCAATTTGATGTTGAAGAAGCCTTATAGATGAAATATAAAGTCAAGTATTGGATTAGTGTTGATTTTTTAGCAGAAGAAATAATTGAAGCTGATGATTTTAATGCTCAATCTTTGAATCAAGGAAAGTATAGCGACCCATCTAAAAATGCTACTTATACTGTCAATGATTCAATAAAAGTAACTAGACGAACATTTGAGGAATATGACGAGAAGCCTGACAACAGCATTAAAGAACGAATTAGCGACTAATGATATTAGACCATTCCACCTTATTACACTTGGGTTTGGTACTCCTGTTAATATTACAGATAACTCATTTCCATTAACTTCTTCTATATCAGGTAGTTCAGTTACTTATTTAGCAAGTGATTTTATATTAGGTTTTTCTAATTTTACAGAACAAGCAGATGTAACTAAATCAAGTTTAACAATATCTTTATCAGGTGCAGACCAAACATTTATATCAGTATGTTTAGGAGAGAATGTAGTGAATGATGCTGTAACTATTTTTAGAGGTTTGTTAGCTGATGATAATTCTATTATTGCAGACCCATTTCTTTTATATTCTGGTAACATAGAAAGTTTTAGTGTTAATGAATCTGAAAAAGATAGTGTAGTTAATTTAGCAGTAGTATCTCATTGGGCAGACTTTGATAAAAAGAATGGTCGTAAAACAAACAACACATCACAACAAAGATTCTTTAGTGCAGATGTAGGAATGGATTTTAGTTCTGAAACAGTACAAGATGTTAAGTGGGGTAGATCATAATGGGTTTTGGTAGTTTTTTTAGAGCCGCAACAAGTTTTGTAACAAGAGCATTAAACATAAATCCTATTGTTGCATTAGTTATTAGTGTTGCAATAGCTTGGTTAATGCGACCTAAAGTTCCTGAACAACCAGACTTTGGAACTAATGATTTTGATAATTACGAAAAAGGAATCTTATTAAACAAACAATCTAATGATGCAAACATTCCTGTAATCTATGGAGAAAGAATGATTGGTGGAACTAGAGTCTTTATGGAAACTTCTGGTACAGATAACACTTATTTATATATGGCTATAATTTTATCTGAAGGAGAGATAAATGATATAACTTCAATTAAAATAGATGATAAAACAATTACATGGTCAGGCGATCTAGCAGATAATACACAAAGAACAGTAGCTAGTAATGATGCTAATTTTTATAAAGATTCTACAAGTTTAATTACAGTTGAACCACATTATGGAACTGATAATCAATCAGCATCAAGTTTATTATCAACATTATCTAATTGGGGAAGTAGTCATAAATTATCAGGACTTACTTATTTAGCTTTAAGGTTTAAATGGAATCAAGACGCATTTACAGGAATACCAAAAGTTCAATCAATAGTACAAGGTAAAAAAGTAGTAGCTTATAATTCAAGTTCTAATGCTCAAACTGCTGCATTTTCAAATAACCCAGCATGGTGTTTATTAGATTACTTAACTAACGAAAGATATGGAAAAGGTTTAGCAATAGCTAATATTGACATTCCAAGTTTTTATACTGCATCAACAATATGTGATGTAGATGTTACAGCTTATGGTTCAACTACAATAGATGTAATGGATTGTAACGCAATTATAGATACATCAAGTCCAGTTATAGATAATGTTAGAGAATTTTTAAAAGGTTGTAGAGGTTATCTTCCTTATGTTGGTGGAAAATATAAATTAATTGTTGAAACAACAGGCTCATCATCAATTACAATTACAGAAGATGATATTATTGGTGGTTATACTTTAGCAAGTCCAACTAAAAATTCAAAATATAATAGAGTTATATGTTCATTTGTAAATCCTGATAGAAACTTCCAAGTTGATGAAGTACAATTTCCTGAAATAAATGATAGTGGATATTCAGCAGCAGACAAACACGCAGCTATGAAAACAGTTGATGGTGGATTCTTACTTGAAGGAAGGTTTGATTTAAAGACTATTACAAGTCCATATCAAGCATTAGAACTAGCAGAAGTTATATTAAGAAGATCAAGAGAAGCATTAGGTTTAACAATAAATGTTAGCTTTAGTGCTTATGATATAGCTATAGGAGATATTTTAGGAGTAACACATTCTAGTTTAGGATTTAGTAATAAACAATTTAGAGTATTAGGAATTAATTTTAATGCTGATTTCACATTAGGTTTAGACTTAATGGAACACCAAAACTCTCATTATACATGGGCTACAAAAACACAAGTAGCATCAACACCTAGTACAAACTTACCAAATCCATTTGCTGTTCAACCACCAGCAAGTGTTACTTTAGATGACCAATTAATTGAATATAATGATGGAACTGTAATCGTAGCTTTAAATGTAACTGTTGGTGCTAGTACAGATAGCTTTGTTGATTATTACCAAGTAGAATACAAGTTAAGCACAGATTCAGATTTTATTATCTATGCACAAGGTTCAGGATTAAATCATAGAGTCTTAAATGTAATTGACCAAAAGATTTATAATGTAAGAGTTAAAGCTGTATCAACTTTAGGAGTTAGTTCAACTTATGTAACAACAACAAGAACTATTGTAGGTGCTATTGAACCACCACAAGATGTTGCAGATTTTTCTTGTAATATATTAGGACAAGAAGCACATTTATCATGGACACAAGTACCAGATTTAGATTTAGCTTTTTATCAAATTAGATACTCAACACTAACAGATGGTACTGGAGATTGGGCAAACTCTGTATCTTTAGTAGAGAAAGTATCAAGACCAGCAACTTCTATAAATGTACCAGCAAGAGTCGGAACTTATTTAATTAAAGCTGTAGATAAACTTGGAAACTTTAGTTCTAACGCAACAGCTATTGTTTCTAATGTTACAGGAGTTACAAATTTTAATGCAATAACATCAGTATCAGAACACCCTAACTTTGATGGAACATTAACAAATACTGCAATAGTAGATGGTACATTAAGATTAAATTCATCTGAATTATTTGATGCAGCTAGTGGAAACTTTGATGCAGAAACAGCTAGATTTTTTGACTCTGGTGTAGCTAATGCAGATTTCTTTGCAAGTGGTAATTACTTATTTGAAGATGTAGTTGATATAGGTGCTAAACATACTTGCAGACTTACAGCTACTTTAAAACAAACTTCAGATGACCCAGACGATTTATTTGATAATAGATTAGGATTATTTGATACTCAAAATTCTAGTTTTGATGGAGATACACCAGCTAACTCTAATGCACATATTGAGATTGCAACAAGTGATGACAACTCTACATTTACATCTTTTCAAAATTTTGTAATTGGAGAATACACAGCTAGATTTTTCAAGTTTAAACTTGTTTTAACTTCAAGTGATTTAGCTTCAACTCCTGTAGTAGAAGAAGTTTCAGTTACAATAGATATGGTAGATAGAATATTTAGTGGAAATGATATAACATCAGGTGCTGGTACTAAAACTGTAGCATTTGGACAACCATTTAAAACTACTAATTATGCTCTTGGATTAGCTGGACAAGGAATGGCAGTTGGAGATTTTTTTCTAATAGAATCAAAAACTATTAATGGATTTAATGTAACATTTAAAAATTCAAGTAATTCAGCTATATCAAAAACATTTGATTATATTGCAAAAGGGTTCTAAAAGGAGTATAAGAAAACATTATGGCACAACACGATTATAACATAGCAAACGCATCATTTCCCACAGTTAGAACAGATATAAACAATGTTTTATCTGCTGTTAATTCATCTAATTCAGGTTCATCAAGACCTAGTAGTGCTGTCGCTGGAACGATCTGGTTAGATACTTCTGGTGCTGCAACTGCACAACTTTTAAAAATGTATGATGGTGCTGCTGATATAACTTTAGCAACTGTTAATTTTACTGCTAACACAGTTGATTTTACAGACTCTAGTGTAACCCTAGCTAATGACTCTGTAACTTTAGCAAAGATGGCTGGTGGTACAGATGGTAACCTTATTTCTTATGATACATCAGGAAACCCAGTTGCAGTTGCAACAGGAAATGATGGACAAGTATTAACTTCTGCTGGTGCTGATGCTGTTCCATTATTTGAAACTTTGCCTGTTACTGCTTTTGCAAATGGTGTAGATAATAGAATTACAACAGCTTCTGCTGCAACTACTTTAAATGGAGAAGCTAATTTAACTTTTAATGGTTCAACTTTAGCTGTTACTGGTGCTGAAACTATTTCTACAACTTTAACAGTAGCTGGTGCAGCATACTTAACACAAGGTGCTATCACTTCTTCTTCCAATGCAGTAGCTTGGGATTCAGCAGTTAAACCAAACGCATATCATGTAACAACTGAAAACACTACTTTCTCTGCACCAAGTAATTCAGTAGAGGGTCAATTTATTTCAGTAGAGATTCAATATGGTGGCGGTCATAGTATTGCATGGAATACAGTATTTGAATTTGCAGCTTCAACTGCTCCAGCAGCAACATCAGTATCAGGTAAAACAGATGTAATTTCTTTTAGATATAATGGTGCTGTTTGGCAAGAAATTGGTAGAAGTTTAAATATGTCAGCAACTTAATAGGATAAATTATGTGGGGATTAGTACAAGATAACGAAATAACAAAATTTATTAACAATCCTAAATCTATGGTTATAGGAGATGTCCAATACCCATCTAAAATATTTCAACTTTGGTCAACATCAGAACTAGAAGCTATTGGAATTTATGAAGTAGTATTTAATGACAGCAATAAAAAAAATGAAAAATGGTATATTAATACCAATCAATCTTTTACATTTTCTGATGATGTTATTACAGCTTCTTATGGTTCAGCTACTGCTAAAGCACACGCAGATACTTTATGGACAGCACAAGACGAAACAGATGGTAAAGGTACAGAAGGCGAAGTTGCTATTAGAGGATTAAAATATAATTTAATTAAAACTGTTAAATCACAAGCTGCTGGAATATTAAATGATACTGATTGGTACATAACTAGAAACGCAGAAAAAGAAACTGCTATACCAAGTGCTATTACAACTCATAGAGATTTAGTTAGATCAAGACAAGCTACTATGGAAACTCAAATTACTAATGCTTCAAACACTCCAGCATTAGAAACTTTATATACTTACACTACTGATAGTGATGGTGTTCAATCAAGACCATTAGCTGAACTTCCAACATTGGAGATTTAATGCCTTTTATTATTCCAGCAAACACTTTAGCTTCTGGTGGTTTTGAGGTAGCTAACTCTGTTAGATTAGATACTAATGCTTATCTGCACAAAACTCCTAGTAGTTCTGGTAACAGAAAAACTTGGACAGCATCAGTTTGGGTTAAAGGTCAACCAACAACAACAACAAATAATATATCTGGTCAAGCTGTATATTCTGCTGGTAATGCAGCAACAGATAGAACTCATTTTTATTTTACAAATGGTATTTTTGAACTTAGAACTGAAATAGGAAATACTCAACAAATTATAACAACTAATCAAGTTTTTACTGATCCATCTGCTTGGTATCATATTGTAGTAGCAGTAGATAGCACTCAATCAACAGATACTAATAGAGTTAAAATTTATGCTAATGGAGTTCAAATAACATCATTTAGTGCAGCAGCTTATCTAGCACAAGATGCTGATACTTATGTTAATCATACTGTAAAACAATATGTGGGTAGTTCCTCTTGGTCTGCTGGTAGTTATTTTAATGGTTATATGGCAGAATTTGTATTGCTAGATGGTACAGCTACTACACCAACATCATTCGGAGAATTTGACGAAGATAGTGGAATATGGAAACCAATAAAGGTATCTGGTTTAACCTTTGGTACAAATGGATTTTATTTAGATTTTCAAGCTAGTGGTAATTTAGGCAACGATGCAAACGGTGGAACAGATTTAACAGAAGTTAATCTAGCAGCAGTAGACCAAAGCACGGACACGTGTACTAATAATTTTGCAACAATGAACCCACTAGATAATTTTTATTATAATGGTGCTTTTTCAGAAGGTAATTTAAAAATAATTAATGGTTCTGGTAGAGAAGCTGGTGCTACCTCAACTATTGCTTTGTCAT